CCTATAAATTATAGGTGGGGAGTTAACCCCACCAAATTAATAATTACGCAATCTGAACGTACTCAATGATGAATGTGAACGATCCTGCTGTTGTCGCATCAACGGTATTTGTAATGTTGCAGTAAATAGTTCTTGCGGTATCTGTATACTGAACAGAAGCTGGGGCTGTTGTGCCATCCTGTGTTTGAAGAACCAGACTGGTCACAGTGACGTTATGCTCAACAACGGTTGTACCACCATCAAGGATTTCATCAGTCTGAGCCGCAACAATTTGTGCGCCAGAAGACGATGTGCCAACTTCGTACCCAATATCACCTGTTCCAATAACGGGAGATGTGTCACAAAATATTTTAATGTCAGTGATGATTGTATTTGCTGGCTGTGTAAACTCACCAATTGCAGGACTATCACCCGCTGTTGTGTTTACTGTAACGCCCGTAGCAAAGCCAACGTGCTTTACATACTTGTTAGTAACAATACCTGTCGAAGCTGTGCTTGCTACAGTTGTAACTGCGCCTGTGGTGGCATTTGTAGAAATTACTTGAAAGCCGTTTTGCGAACGTACTGGTCCGCTAAATGTAGAATTACCCATGAGAATCTCCTGTCAGGGTTAAGTCAGTCGCCCAATGCAACTGTCAGGGATACTAAAACAATATATCATATTTAAACAAAAAGAAAGAGGCGATCCGAAGACCGCCTCCAACTTAAATAGATTCTTCCGATAGGGTGGCTAAAGGTTGAATCTAGGTAACTTATGCGCCTGGTGAACCAAACACACAACGTGGGTCGCTAAAGCCAAAGCTATAACGCTCACGAGCTTTAAAGCGCATGTTTCCTGTGTCGAAGTCAGCTTCCATGTTAGTGGAAAGCGGAGTCCGCTCAAAGTGAACAAAACCACGAGGCGCATCAGTTTTGATAAAGAACGCATCTGGATCAGTAAGGAAGTCATTGACGGCATAGCCTTCAGGTAACATCCCCATTGAACGCATTGCGTTAGTATCGTTGTCTGATGTGCCAGGGCGAAGGTTAGAAACCATCAAACGCTCTGCAACGAATTGCAGTTGACGAGGGATCATCAACTTCATGCCACGAAGAGCAACCTTTAGACCACGCTCATCAACAAAACCAGCGATGTTAATCAAAGCATCTTCAAGAGATGTTTCGTTTAAATCAGCAGCAGTTGATGGTTCGTTAGCCAAAGTTCCACCGTTTGTAAGCGGGTGTGAAAGGTCACAAAGTGCAACCCCGTCTCCGCCAGCAGAAGCACCCGCAGTGAACGCATTGTTCAATACAGCGGCAGCTTTAACCTGCTTAGAGTGGGCCATTGAACGTGCGAGGGCGCGTGTGTAACGACTGCCGAGGCGGTCATACAAGTTGTCCTCGATTGCTTCCTCAGTAATTGAGAATGCAAGCGCAACGGTTTCGTGGTTGTAACGAGCTGTGTAAGCTTCGTTAGCATCGTCAAAATTAACGGCTGAACCTTCTGACTTAGTAGGAGCCGCACCAAATCCAGACAACATAACTTCTTCTTCAAATGCACGATCTGAAGATTCTGTTGTGTATATTTCCGCATGTTGGTTCTCGTAACGATCATACTCCATTCCAAACAAAGCGTTCAGGCCGGGTTCTAGCTCTTTCGCTAGTTGTGCGCGAGAAATAGCCATAATCTATACCCTCCTTATACGCCGGTCGTAGAAACAGTTGCCGCTACAATGGAACCAGTAGGCGCATTGAAGTGGTTGTTTATACGAACGATTAGTGGAATACCAGCAGCAGTGAAATCAGAATTGTCTGGATCATCTTGGATGCCCATAATTCTTAATGCCAATGTGTTGGTGGTTGCGACTGTATTCAAATCCGCTGATGCAGAAGAAATACCAGTAGTTGTAGAACCACTGTTACCCGTAGCAAAAGCAATGTTTGCGAATACAGATGTACGAACTTCCGCTTCAGTGTTCTGTCCTGCAACAACATTGGATGTTGCAATCGTGAACAATTGATTTGGGTCGTCGTACAAAAAAGCTTTGACCGGATAATTAGAATCCGCGCCAGAACCAGGCCAGTAGTTAGAGTAGATAGTTTCACCAGTAGTAGATGAGACATACTCACAACCGCCAAACACACCCACGATAGCGACGTTACCACCAGCCGCAGCTTGTAGATCGTCAATAACGCCCGCAGCTAACGGAATTACCGCCATGCCTTGGAAGATTGGGTTACTGTTGTCGGATGCAATTCGATACTCAGTCATACCGGTAGAATTGGTCGATTGACCAATTTTCCCAATGGGGCGTAGCCCAAAGGATCCGTTAGAATTTGCCATAATAGCACCGCAAAAGGTACTTGGAGACTCGTCGTGAGCCTCCAAAGGATACACGACTCTGCCGATTATTAGTTATCGGCATTGAAGGATGTTGGTCCTTCATTAAATCCTGATCAACTGCTACCATTTGTTCGCGGGTCCGGTTCCCGTAATACTCGGATCGTTCTTGGGCGGTTTCTACAGGTATTCGGCACAGCATCAATCCACCTTGTCCGATGATGCCCTCAAATCGACCTTCGTCAATAGTGGGAGCTTCATAGTCTGGATACTCGTCCTTACGAACGGGTTCCCATCCTTCGCGCAGCTTGGTGTTGACGTTCATCTTGTCTTCTTCACCACGCATTGCAACTCGAATCCAACGATGCACATAGCCCGCAGGGGCTTCAGGTGCTTCAAGGCGGCTGGGCGGAGCCCATGGTTTACGGCGCGTTTGTGTTTCGCGAGTTTCGCTTTCACGAGATTTTCTGTCAGTCATATCATTACTCCTTCACATATTTTGCATATTCTTCAAGCGGTACGTTCAGACGTTTCGCCATCGCAATTTGTGATGGTGACAGTTTCACCGACCTGCGCCCTGTTTTTGCTGTACTGCGGGTAGCTGAAGCGCCAGCAGGTGCGACCTGTGCTCCGCCCGATTTCTTAGCCTTCGGAAATTTCTGTGGAAATTCTACCCGAATACGCTTGTCTACTTCATTGTAGTACTCTTCGGTCGCCGGGTCAAACCCTTCTTCCTCTACAAGTCGTTTATGTAAACCAAACGCGGCATAAGTCATAACCTCATCTGAACCGAACCATTCATTTTTACTCGCCCAATCTTCGGCTCGAGCATCTGGTTTAGCCGCAGGTGGGGCTGTTGGTGTAACAGGAGCAGTTGTCTGTTCTGGTTCTTCAACCTCTCGCTCCAGTCGTTGTTTAGCTACGCGGACACGATCCTGTTGAACAGCCACTTTGGACAATTGTTCTTGCGCGGCAAACATAGCATCCGAGTCTCCTGACTCATATGCTTCTCTGTATTGACGCTTAACAGATTCAGTGTGCGCTTCTAAGCGTGACTCTTCTGAGCTAACATAGCCTTTGTCTAAGTTCTTAACTTGAGACTTTAACTTATTGTTTTCACTCAATAATTGTTGAGCCATGCGAACCGCTTCTTCACGATCTCTTTCTTCTTTCCGATACTTCTCGGTAAGTTTCTTGATCCGTTTCTGAACGTTGTTGCTATAGCTTTCAAGTTCATCAGCGGGTTCCTCCGCAGGTTCTTCTTTCGAAGTTTCGACTTTCGCCTCTACTTCGGGTTCCTCAGAAGATTCAGTATCAAGTTCAATCTCGACACCTTCCTCTTCTTCAATAATTTCTTGTGCTTCTTCGTTCATGGTGCTCCCCTAAACTTGTTTAATATCATCAGGTTCAAGAATTGTAGCGATCACTTCGTCATCATTAATGATGCGAACTTCTCCACCGTCAATCTTAAATCGTGATCCAGAGTATCGTCCGATACATACCCATTGACCTTCTTTGCACCAGGCATCTGAGCCTTTGCCAAATTTATTTGGGTCTTTGTATGCTAACGGACCGATCTTTAGAACATACGCAACAACCGTTGCTACGGCCTCACGAGCTCTAATTTCGTCCGGAATATGCAGACCACCTTGTGTTTTAACGGCACCTTGATAAGGCATCACTAATACACGCCATCCCGTAGGCTGCGGTAATCTTTCCAAAAGGGGTTTATCTAATAGAGAAGGGTCTAATACCTTCTCGGTTGCGTCAACGTATGCGCTATTCACAGCGGATGAGTCGGCTTTAGCCTCCTCCCGTTCCTTGTTCATTTTCTGCGCGACGTGGTCAGGTACTAATAAAGTCTTCGTCATCGTCTACGGTTCTTTCCAGCAGGGATTTAAATTCCTCACGAGCGTAGGTCAGGCCCCGTACCTCTCCTACCATGAGTTTGTAATGCTCCCAGTCTTTGCAAGCATCACCAGCAAGAGCACTTGCAATATCTTGTTCGCGCTCTTGTAGTACCTTATACATATGTTTTGCAAAATCAACAACATCCATTAAAGAATATCTCTTTCTGAGCTCTGTGCAACCGATTTTATCGGACCGCCCTTTACCCAATCGTCACAGGTGCTGCTTGTTTGACACATAAACTTATATATTTGACAGTATCCTAGATCACCAGAGTCGTCTCCAATGCAATCTAGCATGTCTTCTGTCTGATTGTATGCGCCACAATTGCCGCAAACTTCTGTTAATTTAAAGCCACCATCGGAAGATGGGTCACGATAAGACGCTTGTTCCTCTGCGGACATACGGTTCTCATCATTAATTTCCTCATCCTGAGTAGCTGATGGACAGCTAGGACCATCGTTGTCCCCGTCCATCTTATCTACCGGAATACCATCCGGCATAATGCTGATCATGATTGTAGGCATTAGTATGTTTTCCCACGGTTAGCATTGTAGCGAACATCGCCGCCATGACCAAACGTTTGCGTCTCACCCGTATCATCGTCGGTGATAATCATTTTATCTTCAGCGTCCATGTTTTCAATTTCATCAATAGACTCTTGATCTAACCCTAAGTACTTAGGGCGTAACTTAGGCTTTGGTGATTTCTTTGGTACGGGCATTTTACTCTCCTATATCATTTCTAAGGCTTGGTGTAACGTTTCTTTGTTACGTCTTGTCCATCCACGCCCAAACGTTTCAAACGTCTTTAAGCTCTTATAGAAGTCCTGACGAACGTCGTAAACATAATTTATTATCTCAGCGGGATCTTTTTCCATAATAAGACCTATTGTCTGCGATCCTATGGCTCCGTCTTGAGTAGCACCAACTGCACGCTGAATAGCCTTAGATGGCCTACTTTTTCCGGAATTTACAGCCCAATCAAACGCGCACCAGTCTAAGCCCGATGGAAGCAAATCGCCTTTAACTCGATCCCAGTAGTTCTTCTTGTATATCGGAGCTACATCTTCTGGCGTTAAGTCGCGCATTTCCTGTTCAGTGGACTCTCGTCCAATCCACTCATCGTACACACGTTTGGTAACACCGAGATTAGTCATACCTCCAGGGTCGCTAGGATGGTTTACATAACCTCCTTCGTGAGCAAGAAGCATGCCTAAACATTTATCAAAGTTCTCTTTCATTTCTTACCCCCAAAGTATTTGCTTACGCCACGCATACCTATAGATGCACTCACTATACCCCCAAGGCTGTATTGATACCACCCTGGCATATCCGATAATGCGGCAAAGCCTGCTTGTACTATTTGATTACCCCAATCCCCACAGAACGCCAAAATAAGGGGAATACTGAACAAAAGTGTAATCCACTCATCTTTCCAGCTATTCTCTGTGGCCTTCATTGCGGCCAGGTCCCAATCAAGTTCTCCTGTTGCAATCTTCATTTTTGTCTGGGCTTCAGCCTGTTTAACAGCGGTCTTGCCCTCAATCATGGTTCCGGCTAAGTCAGCGACCTTACCTAATAATCCTAATCCCATCATTCGTTATTCGCCTTTCCTTTTGTGTAGGCTTCCTTGCCGTAGAAGGCAGCAACGATAGCCGCAACAGAAACAAAATACACACCAGCAATAGAAGCTAGCGACTTCATGGCTTCATCAAGATCAGCCACGTTACACAGAATTATTGCGAAAGGGTACAGCAACATGCCAAACAATGCAAACCATGCCATCTTACGCTGCGCATCTCTTTGAGCATCGTCATCTAACATTTTTAAGCGTTTATCCTCAAACGCCATGCGATCCCATTCGGCTTGATCTATTGATCCGTTGCCGTCTACATCTGCTTTTTCAAACTCTGTCATGTGCTTCTCCTAGTCTGCAAGAGGGTTGTCTAAAGCCCTTTGCATCTTATCCATTAGTTTTTCTTCAAGCTCTTTCATAGCTCCACTTTGTGAAACCCTAACACGTTCACGTTGATTTTCAAAGCGAACTTCTGCATTATCTATCATAGTACGAACCTTGTCTTCAGATTTACGAACCATATCCTCCACACGATCTGTTTGCTTCTCAATGCTTAATATGTCTTCACGTAATCCGTTTTTAATGTCTCGAGAATATTCAACAGACTCTTCTACCTTTTCAGATATGCCTGTTACCTTTGCATCCATGACGTCCATTGCTTGTTGATATTCCCCGAGGTCTAGTCCTGCAACCTCCTCGATCTTTTGGTACATCACAAACCCACCGTACAAACCACCTACCACTGTAGATAAGAACGCAAGTATAGCCATTATAGAACCAAATGATAACTTCATACCACCTGTTTTAAACTCACGATCTGCAAGTCCATCAATGTTGTCTGCTATCTTGGTAGTATCCATTAGTTTTCAAACTCCATCTCTCCACCGGCGTTCTGTAGGTTCTTCAGTGCTTCTAACTCATCGCGTAGCTTTTGTATCTCTAACCTACGTTGCGCTAGCTCTATTTGATAAAGGTCATCGCAGTTAATACGAGCCTTGGGTTTGTCTAAGGGGATGACTATACGT